TAAAGGAGAAAAAGCAGCAGTCACATTGATAGATCCACCGGTTGTATTAGCCACAATAATGGACCGTACAATAGCCGCAGTAGCATCTGGAACCGTAAGAATATTATCGGTAGTTGCCCCACTAAATTCTTTGTAGTAACGTTTATATAGGTTTGCCATTATCTTCCATAAAACCAGGCCATAGCCTCGGCTTTATCCTCAGTTACGTTAGGTGTGTAATTACTGTTAAGCTGCAATATTATCTGCTCTACGGACCTAATCAATTGGTCAATCTGAGGAGGACTATATTCCACCGTAGCCGCGTTAGGCAAACGAACGTTATTAATCTTACTCATCGTAGACCATCCGGTTCAATATCCACGCGCAGCGTACCGAAGCGCCAATTACTATTTACTTCATCCGTTTCAATACTTACTGAAATCTGCCTGCCACGAGCCCTTGTGTCTACCTTCTCCGTATTAGGATTAATAATATAAGGGTCAAGAGAACTTACCGTAGCGGTGTCTGACGGGAAGGCGCGAAGTAAAAGATGCACTGTCATGTTCCCTACGAAATTCCTAAAGTCAGGGATAAATCGTTTCATAAACATGATTTGATCACCGTCGCCAATGTCAAAATAGCCTGATTTCAAATACGCGGTAATAGGCTGGTCTACTGCATTTACTCCTGTTTCTTGGAAATACACAAGAGAACGCCCAGCGGTAAGACCTCCAACAGTAGGACCTACTGGAGTAGCGGTACTATTGACAAGGTATTCGGCAGCTATTGGCCTGTCGTAACTCCCAATGTCTTTCCAGGCAGTACGTGCCATTGTACCTATAGACCATACGCCTTCAATGTAGTCATAGGTAACATATCTATTAATGTATTCTGAATCAGCCGTGCAATACCACCAGGTCACTTCGTTATATTCTGAGTTAACGCCAATGTGTACTTTGGTGTTTTGAACCTTGTTAAAGTCTTTAAACACATAGTCCTGAACAGTACAAGGTATCTTTTTAACAGTACCATCAAAGACGTAGAACGCACCAAGGCTCATCCACATAGCAACGCCGTTAACGTCAGCTACGGCATGTGGCCCCACCAGTCCGCAGTTAGTGCCTAGTTGAGAGAAACCAAAAGTGTATGGAGGACCTACATATTGCATACCATGCAAGGAGGTATCGGTAAATATAAGAATCTGACCACGTGATCGAATAGCTGACACGATGTGACTACCGTCCGTGAGCCGTTGTCCGCCGGCCGTGTTAGTTGCAGTAGGCTCAAAGTTTGAAATATCCTCTTGGTCTGAGAAACGAACATACATAGGGTCTTGAGAGGAGGAAGTGCCAATGACATCTTCGGTACCAAGGCAAACAAGGTGCCTATCTGGAGTAGATACTAGAGCAAATGTACTGGTTGTAGGGGCACCGGCAATTTGTACAGCAGGAGTGTTTGCTCCTACACTGGTGTCCCATAAATACGTTCCGCCATTTACTAGTTGGCAAATGACATCTTCGCCATAACTATCTAACTGCCATACCCTAGAATCTAAAGAACTCCCGGTAACAGCAGCTGGGTCGCGAGGCGTGCCCCATGTAGAAAGGCCCCATGTACCTGTTCCCCAGCCAAAGTCAAAGTAGCTGACATCAGAACCAATGCTTATTTGATAGTCTATGTCGGCAGTACCTGCAAGGCTCGCGGTGCTTGTTGCATTGACCGAGGCAATAATAGTGTATTGAGTTCCGGTGAGTACTTGTTGTACTTCATATTCTCCGTCTAAGGTGGCATTTGGTATGCCACCCGGATTACCTGTTACACCCGAAATAATTACAAAATCACCGGCCTGTACGTTTGTGGTAAGGTCATTGACTCCTACCACATTACTGTCAACTGTCGTACTAAAAGTGGCCGTGGTGGTAGTTTCACGAATAGGGGTAATGTCTTCCCACTGCGATCCAATTCCGACGTATAATTTTCGAGTAGTTCCCACCATGATATAGGGAACACCATCTAAAGCGTTCCAGGTAAACACCTCACTAATCATACCTATTAGGTATTGAGCATCAAGGTTAAAATATTGCCAGCCGCCTATCTTTTCCGGTAAACCATCTTGAAACCTTACATAATCGCTGTCCACCCAACCGCCTTCAGCACCGTATTCGGTGTTTTGCTTGTCAATACCAGGTTTTAGTAATAGTTTCAAAAGAGCCATTTTATTCTTTCCTAAACAATGCTGCTTCGTCTTTGCGGCGATTATCTAATCCTTTAAGGACCTTTCCGCCGGCTTTATTATACTTGAGAAGACTTTGCATAGCCATGATTTTATCCCCGCGCAAAAGCGCTTGACGGAGGGTTGAGCGCTGAAATGTACCAAGACCAAGATTAAAGCAGAAGCTAAGAATAGCATCGTATTCATTCTGTGAAAGTCGTATAGGTAGGTAACGTTCAAGCCCTCTTTCAAATCGGGCGACATCCTTAACCAATAGTTTGTCAACTTCTTCCTCGCTCCATCTGCGGTTGTCTTCTGGTTTAACTGGCCATGCCTTGCGCCTAGCCATGCCTTCTATGCTAGACGGTATCTTTGCTTGTTCTGGATACAGCACACTCCCAACGCCTATCGTCCAAAGATTAGCAGGGCATTGGTACGGTTTGTACCTAACGCCCTCGTGGTGCTTCAGCATTTTTATTAGTTCTTTACTTGCCTTCACGGTGTTTTTCCCATTGACGAGAACCAAAGTAAAAGCCGATTATGCTACTTACAATTGCCATTTCATCATCAGAAAATACTAAGCCCATTGCCGTCGTAAACTCAACACCAGTATATATCGCCCAGCCTAAGCCAACAAGGTCTACTAACACAAGCAATCCAACAAATGTGAACGCTATTATAGGACGAACCTTTGCATTTAAGTCTACGGTAGCTTGAGAAGCTTTGTCCATCATTTTCATGTCATGAGTATATAAAGCCTCGCGCTCCTGCGCGTAAGTCTGAACTTCAATTTCTTCTAGCTTAATGGCTTCAATCTTTTCCTGTGATGCAAAGCCAGCAGCAGCCATAGCCGCTTCACGTTCTGTCTGCAAACGAGCCATAGCCACCTCATGCTTCTGGTCGCCCTTTTGTTGAAAGAAACCTAAGATGCTAGGTAGGGCAGAAGAGCCTATGCCTAATAGTCCTGATATGATAGATAACATAATTAATTCCCCAGTGGATTTGACGTTGCCCGTTTAAGAGCTTTAAGTTGTGATTCGATACCTTCGCGTGTGGCTTTCATTTCTTCTCGGACACCCATCAAGGACGCCGCGGTTTCACGCACATTGCCGTTAGTGATGGCCTTAGCCTCGTTGGCTGTACCGATAGCGTTTGACACCTTCTCTTGCATTGATACAAGCTGATTAGATGTGGTCACCATACTGTCTTTAACCGTATTTACGGATTGTTGTTGTGCGGCTAATTGCACTTTTAATGCATTTACCTCCGCTTTCAATTCAGCGTCATCGTAGGGCTTCGCAGCCTCAATTGCCTCAGTCGCCGCTATAACTCGGTTGTAGGTCGTTATGCCTACGTAGATTGTCCCACCGATCGGCGCTAATACTCCAAAAAGAACTACTAATAGCGTTTTCGCTGAGTAGTTCGAGTAAGATTCCTTGATTTCTTCCAAGCTCATATGGTAACTCCTGCTGGTATGCCAGTGCGTCGTTCAATTGAATCTCCTGAACTTGCATTGGCTTGTTTAAAATCTCTAGGCTCATCACTAGCCCGAATCCCGGTACTAGTGTTTTGCCCTTTGGTACTTGTGGCTGCGATGTACTCGGCGTAGTCCCGCTCGATGTGGTCGGCGATTGTTGGGTGGACTGTGTACTTGTGCTTCCTGACGAGGCTGGAGTTTCCGATGTGGTCTCCGCAGTGCTTGCAGGGGAAGCTGGTGTGCTTAACATCTCTGTTGCCGATGTCTCTGGTTGCTGCTGCACCGTTTCCTGCATCGCTGGTGCTATTGGACTGACTGGATTCAACGGACTGCTCATGTTTGTTGGATTGGTCGGACTCTTGGTGCAGGTATCCTGAGTTACCATCCAGCTGCTCCACACAGGCTCGCTGTAAGGTGTCGCACAACTCGACATCCTGTTTTCCGTTACTGCTCCAATGTAATCTTCCTGACATGCTAACGTCCTAACCTGCGTTGATACCGAACATGTTGCAGGGTCGGGTGTACATGAATTTGACACCGTTGTCCACAGCCCTTCCGTAGGCTGCCCATATGGATCTGGACAAGTATTTGTCTTGGTTTGCTGTATTGAGCCAGAGAAGTTTTGTGGGCATGTTAAGCTTTGACTTTCAACAGTTGTTTGACACGTTGGAGGAGCTGCTTGGCAAGACCTTGCAATTTCAAACCAGCCGGAGTCGACTGGGGCGCCGTAGGGGTCTGGGCAGTTTTGTTCCCTTTTAAACGTGACCGAGCCGATTTGGTTATTCCCGCAGGCCTGCCTCTCTTCCGTAATGGCGTTGTAGGTGCAGCTTGCTTGGTTTGGCGTACAGTTGTTAGAAGTAGTGACCCAATCTGTAAAAGACTGGCTTTGACATTGGTAAGTGCGGCTTTGATTGACTGAACCACTGTGATTAGGCTCGCACGCAAGAGATTGATATTCAACCCTGTCAGAACAAGCTGGGGTAGGCGGAGTAGGAGGTTGACCGCACTCCGGTATGCCTGGGTAATACTGGCATGCAAGTTGTTGACAGGCTTGAATAGTCGTTCCTGAACCAACGAAGAGACTCGAATATACTGGGCCATAATTAGCCCATTGACTTGCTGCACAATACGCGTAAACATAGCTACTCCTTATGAGAATCAGGAAGAGGAGTGATAAGAACGAAGTCTTTACCATAAATTTCCTCAAACCAATTAGGGTGTAAGTCATACCAAGCCTTCCTTGCTGCATCACCAATAGCACCGCCTATAGGACATGGCGAACCGCTCATTTCCATTGCAACCCAGTTTTCATGCGTGGCCGCACAAGCCAAAGACACTGCCGCAACTTTCAGGCCGCTGTCACTTAGGAACTTGGCCCAGCGTAATCGTACGCAGTTGTTGTCGGTGATCATTGTACCACCTGCTACAGAAAATACGCCCCCGTTAACAGCACCGCTGACACCAATACCGCAAACATCTTGACTGAAAGCCGACATTGAAGGAGCCATAGCAGAGGGGACAGGTTGACCTTTATAATTAATTGTCGTTTCATCCGCATACGATACTCCTACGGCTAAAAACCCACCGAGTAAAAGACCTATTAATAAATATGTAAGCGTTTTCATACATCATCCCTAGGGTATCCTGGGAACGGATCCCAGCTTTCAGTTTCTTCATTCCACAAGTACGGGTACTTATTATCAGGTGGATCAATAGGCGGGACGTACGAAATCTTTTCTTCGTTCCATACCCAGCCCTTAATGACTATACCGTTAAAGGCTGCTTCACGTTGTATTGCGCGTGCTGCTGCAATCTCTTGTTCTGTAGGTTGTATTTCTTCTATGTTATCTTCCATCTTACCATCCCCAAGCTACAAATGAATACCTAGTGCCTTTAGTAACCGTCGTTACTGAATGTGGATACATAAAGTTTGAGGGGAATATAACAATGTCCCCCGCACTAAGATTTAATTTTTTATCGTCAAACATTAAAAAGTCGCCGCCTTCAAAGTCATCGTTAAGTAACCCAAGCACTGTTAATATCGGTACGCCTTTTCTTTCACCATCAAACAACGTATGTATGTGGTCATTGTGCATTTTCATGTTTGTGCCGACTTTGTATCGGTTAAATCTTATTGTGGAAACTTCTTGTAACCCAAAAGGCAAAGGGACAACATTTTTTAAGTAGTCACTAACGCAGGCTTTTATTTTGTTATTTATATAATCCCCATGGTTTTCTTGATTGGAAACTTCAAGGTCGTCTTCGTATGTTGTTAATTCTTGTGTTATAGGATTGCTATACGCATGTTTATCCCATTGAGATTCGTTAGAATCATTTATAATTTGTTTGCTTATTGCTAGTTCAATTACATTGTAAATAGCAACATAATCTTGTAGGTTCATTTTCATTAGTGTAAATACAAGGCGGTTGCGGACTTCTCATCGCCAATGTAGCCTCGAATAAATGTGTTAAACGCTATACTAATTCTAGTTTCATCGCTGGTTGTTGGTGGCACCTCATGCACAAAATCTGAAGGGAACAACACTAAATCACCAGTTTCGACTAAAATAACTACATCGTTACTATTGTAATTATTGGCTTGTCCTATCTTAACGCTTAAAAAAGATGATTTATTCTTATGGAATCTAATCATGTCCTCTTTAGGTTTTGCATTTACATAAAACACCCCTGATATAAAACTGTTAGGATGGCTGTGTTTATGGTGAAATTCTTTTGGCTTAGTGTAATTAGCCCAAGATTGCGTTATATAAACATCTAAATCTTTATTAGCATATACAGTATCAACATACTCTTTAATACATTGCATGATAAAATTTTTTAATTCAGCAAACATAGGCTGGTTTAAAATATACCCATCCTCACCCCTTAAGTTACCCATATTTTCTATTTTAGGCGCATTAAGCAAATATTCTTTTTGTTGTGCATTTATTGGCTTGTTTATATTCGTTATATATAACGGCGTTGGAAACAAGTCCATTATTTTTGAATCACTCATTATGAAAAAGTAGCCTGTTTTTTAGTTATAGCTTGCGCTGTTTGTTTATGCTCTAACGCCAAGACTGAATCGTCCGTAGCAATTAGTTCTATTTTTGTCGGGTCAATGCTACCAGCAATCAATAGAGTTTCAGCTGGGATAACCCCAACATTCTTTAATGCCTGCCAAGTTATTGGGTTACTCATAGCATTTTTAATTTTAGCGGCGGAAGGTCTGCCCCCTGAAATAATTTCAGCTTGCATTTCTCTAGCCAATAAAACTGTAAATTCATTAGCCGCATTAACCTCAAACATTTCCTCATCAGAATACTTTGTTCCATCAGGATGTGTCAATCTTGTAGGCTCTACTAATTCATAACACTCCGCAAGATAACGTTCAAGTATTTCAATTTCTTGTTTATTTAATTCAAAATTTCTTTTTTGTTCTTCTTGGAATGATTCCATTTCTATAATGTCTGCTTCCATTTCTAAAAGAATATGCGGCAATGCTGGAATGGATTTAAGATGTTCAAATTCCGCAAATTTAGCTTGTCGTTTTAACGAGGCAACTTCTTCTAACACAGCAGCTCTTTTTCTACTGTCCATAAATCCATGCAAAGTTTGAATTTTAGCCCAAAGCGTTTCACCAATTACTTGATATCTATAATTAAATTCTGAATTAAGTTTTGCCATTTTATACCTTTAATTATGTAGATGAAAAACCAGCGCAAGCAAGCTGGCCTCTAGACCTTGGTTGTCCAGAAGTGGTAGCCGCAATAACACCCGTATTTGAAACAAGATTATTAGAGGATATATATCCTGGTGATGGTGATGGAGTTACGGCTGTCCTTCCATAGCCAAATATTGCCTTGTCGCCACCATAACCAGCAGCTGCACCATTAAATCTAACACCTAATACAGGGGTATCAGCTGCTACAACACCTGTATTAGAGACAAGATTTGATACAGTGATATTAACTGGACTGACTGTACCGTATGCAAACAAGGCCTTATCACCACCATAAGTAGCAGCCGAACTACCACTTCTAGCCGTACCTACTCCCGGAGTATCAGTTGCTACAACCCCTGTAGTAGAAACAAGGTTTGTTATAGAGGTAAAAGTGCTAGTTGGGGCTGCGGTGACACCAAACCCAAATATAGCTTTACCTCCGCCACCATATCTAGTAGCGGATAACTGACGCCTAATTGTCCCTACTCCGGGGGTATCAGCTGCTACAACACCCGTGTTTGAAACAAGATTTGTTATAGCGGTAGCGTAAATTGGGCTACCGGCGTTACCAAAACCAAATAAAGCCTTATCAGCACCATACCCAGCAGCGGCTAAATCGCGCCTTACTGTCCCTACTCCGGGGGTATCAGCTGCTACAACACCTGTATTGGAGACAAGATTTGTTATAGCAGTAAGGCCGCTAACTGGGGTACCGGCGTTACCAAAACCAAATAAAGCCTTATCCCCACCATAAGTGGCAGCTGCAAGGCTGCTTCTTCGCTGCGCTGTTGGATTGTTTACTTCGGTTGCTACAACGCCCGTATTAGAAACAAGATTTGTTGACTGTCGTGTATCTAATGGGTTGCCTGCATCACCAAAACCAAAAATAGCCTGCTGTGTTGGCACAACAACTATGTTAGATTTACCCCAAAAGTTAGTAGGCATAATAATTGCGCCACTTGGAACGCCCGCAAGGGTACGCACTGCCGTATCGTTTAAAGTTATCACTGCCGTAGGCGATAAGCCTAGCTCTAGAGCAATAGACTGGCCCGCTACTGGACCGCCTAAACTAATTGCGCCTGAAGGATTAAGTGCCATAATTATACTGTCCCATATGCTGTAACATCTAGTAACGCTATGAAGTTACCTGATGAATCTAACGAGGCTACATTCGTGCCATTATAACTGAAATATAGCTTTGTGCCACTAGGGGTTATGTTCCAACCACCTGCATTAGTAATCCGTGTGGCGTTTGTAGCATTGGTTGCATTCGTTGCATTGGTAGCGTTTGTAGCATTAGTTGCCGTAGCTGCATTACCCGTGGTGTTTTGATTCCACGTTGGCACAGTTCCAGTTAAGTTAGCGTATGTGTAGCCCGTGCAATTTGTAAGTGTTCCTGAAGTCGGAGTGCCTAAAAGCGGGGTTACTAACGTAGGGCTTGTTGCTAGCGCATTAGCTCCTGATCCAGTACTTGTAGTTACACCGGTACCACCATTAGAAACGCCTAATGTTCCAGTAACACCCGTAGACATAGGTAGACCCGTACAGTTAGTTAGTGTACCTGAAGTTGGTGTGCCTAGTAATGGTGTGACTAATGTAGGCGATGTATTTAAAACATTACTTCCTGAACCAGTACTTGTAGTAACTCCAGTACCACCATTAGAAACACCTAGCGTACCAGTAATACCTGTGGTTAAAGGCAGTCCTGTTGCATTCGTCAATACCGCAGCAGAAGGTGTACCAAGGGCTGGAGTAGTCAAAGTAGGGCTGGAACTCAACACTACACTACCCGTGCCTGTTTTAGTCGTTACGCCCGTTCCGCCTGAAAGAACAGGTAATGCGTTTAAGAATGTCGCATCCGTAGCAGCTAGGGTAGGTGTCACTAAAGCAGTCGAGTAGACCGACGCACTGGTAATATTCGTACCGTCATTAAATACAACAGCAGACATGGTAGGAGGTATTGCTACCCCTGTGCCAGTAGCGTTCTTGATTGTCACTGCATCAGCACAATTATTTTGGACGATATACTGTTTCTCAATGGCAGGTACAATCAGATTCCTGGCCCCGCCGGTAGTACCGATTAAACGAAGGCGTAAGTTTCTTGCTGTCTGAGAAGAGTTTGTATCCGTTAACGTCAACGTTACATTGGCACTTGCAAAAGTAACATCAGCAGATCCAGTAATGGCTTCTTCCAGTGCCGTGCCTAGATTGGTGTTTGTAGTAGCGCCCCACGTACCGGATTGCTCTCCGGTAGTGATTAGTTCTATCTTAAGTGGTGAAAAGGTACTTGCCATTGTTTAATCCTTTATTATGCGGTTCTATTCCACATGTATACCACGATGTACGGAGGTAAGTTTGCTCCTGTGCCACTAACTCCCGTTGATGCATTCGTTGTAGCTACAGTAATACCAGTAGTAGCAGACGCTGATGTTGCATTTACGTTGGTATTATTTACTCCAATTTGAGTTTGAGTAATGCCTCCTGAACTGGTATTACCTGGTAAGTTGTGCTGGTGTCCAGGGTCAGTTACAGTTGATGTTGCAGTGTGGGTATGGCTTACAACAACTGCATCTGCGCTACCACCCGTTGCACCTGCTGAGAACCCGCCGCCATCACCTAATAATACTCGTCCTGCACCAAATGCTACCCACGTACCAAACCCAAATAATGTAGCTGGGTTTGTCGATACGGTTGAAGTATAAATAGAACCTACTGGATAAACTGCTGGAAGGGCATTGGCTATAGCTGTTGTAGTAAATGCAGTGGTTGCTACTGTGGTATTGTTAGTACCCGGTGATTGAGTAGCTGCTGTAGGCGATGCGCCAGTAAGATTTCCACCTATTGAAAGACCTGCTGCAGTGCCAGTAATATTTGTACCTACCAACGCGGAAGGAGTACCTAATGCGGGGGTAACTAAGGTGGGGCTTGTTGATAGGACAACATTACCTGAACCTGTAGATGTCGTAACTCCCGTTCCACCGTTTAACACAGGTAAAGTACCGGTAACCCCCGTAGTCATAGGAAGGCCAGTACAATTAGTTAAAGTACCTGAAGTAGGTGTTCCTAGAACAGGGGTTACTAGGGTAGGAGTATTCGCAAGTACAACGCCGCCTGTTCCGGTAGACGCAGTAGTAGAGCCTGTACCACCATTGGCTACAGGAAGAGTACCTGTCACGCCTGTTGTAAGTGGAAGACCAGTAGCATTAGTTAATACAGCCGCGGACGGTGTGCCAAGGGCAGGAGTAGTCAGCGTGGGGCTTGATGCGCGGACCACGGCGCCCGTGCCAGTAGCGGTAGTAACTCCAGTACCGCCTGATGTAACAGGCAACGCGTTTACAAAGGCCGCATTAGTAGCCGCTAAGGTAGTAGCTAGAACAGAAGTAGAATACATCGAGGCACTGGTAATATTCGTACCGTCGTTATATACAATCGCAGAAAAACCAGCAGGAAGGGCTACGCCTGTTCCAGTGGAGTTTTTAATAGTAATGGTGTCAGCACAGTCATTTTGTACAATGTATTGCTTTTCAATAGCCGGTACAATTAAATCCCTGGCACCGCCTGAAGTACCAGTAAGACGTAGTCTTAGATTACGGGCCGTTTGAGAGGAACTCGTATCAGCTAAAGTAAGCGTGACGTTAGCACTTGCAAACGTTACATTGGCAGAACCTACAATGGCCTCTTCTAGGGCAGTGCCTAAGTTGGTATTGGTAGTAGTGCCCCATGTGGTGGCTTGCTCACCGGTAGCAATGAGTTCTATTTTTAGTGGAGAAAAGGTGCTTGCCATTGTTTAATCTCCTATGCTTCTTCAGAGCTGTTATTCGTCATGCTTCGGTGCAGGCGGGCAAGAACGGCTTCAGAAGAGTCATCTGGAACAACCTCCACAGGTACTTCCTCTTCCACTACTTCCTCTTCAGGAGTGTCCACTACTTCCGTATTGCCACGAAGAAGCTGATCCCACTTACTCCTTACTTCCTCTTCTGACGTGTTTACTTGAATATCGCTCATACTTACCTCTATTTTAAGGTGGTCGCAAAGAGCGAAAACCCTGTAACAGTTACGGAAACGCTTTGTGATTCTTGAGGCACAGGAGCGTTTTCTTTTGTCTCATCAATGGTGCATTTTACTGCATCTTCGTCTTTTGGCATAGCATTTGTCATGTAGGAATTCCTTTCCAATCTGAGGTTTGTGCATCATTAACAGTGGCCCAGTCACTAGCCTCTGCGTCGTCTATGACAGCCCATGTAATGGACTGTGAATCGTTGATCGTGGCCCATAGGGCTAATTGTGCGTCGTCAATGCCTGTCCAGTCCGGGTTTTGAGCATCAGGGACCACGCCCCATACTAACACATTATTTATTAGTGCTGTACCCTGTACGCCTATTGGATAGACGGCCGCTGTACCCGCTACCGAGACGTCCCCTACAAATGTAGTGCCTAATACTCCGGTAGCAAAGACATTAGTTGTAGGGTATGCAACTACATTACCTAACTGCGCTGTACCCAATACACCGGTTGGGAATATATTAGCAGTGCCTGTCATCGAGACAGTACCGACAAACCCTGTACCAACTACCCCTGTTGCATTTACCGTAGCTTTGGCTGTAACCGTAACATCGCCAACAAACCCAGTCGCAAAGTTTCCTGTAGGAAATACCGTAGCGCCTAGAGAGAACGTTACATCCCCTACTTGACCTGTGCCAAATACACCCGTAGTCGTTACGTTTGCTATACCCGTAACACTTACATCACCTACAAATCCTTCGCCATAAACCCCAGTAACATATATGTTACCGTCGGCAGTGATCGAGACGCTACCTACAAAGCCCGTTGCTGCTAGCCCTGTTACTGAGGTATTTGCAGCTGCTGCTGTTGTTACACTGCCTACATATCCTGTTGCCTGCAGTCCTGTTGGGAATACGTTTACTATTGGGTATACAGTGATATTACCTAGTTCACCTACCGCGTATAGCCCTGTTGGGTATACATTTGCTTTTGCTACTGTTGTAACCGCGCCTAATGCAGTTGTACCTTCTACGCCTACAGCAAACACAATACTAGGGGCTGAACCGCCTACATCGGCAAAGGGTGCTTCAGCAAATGAGCTAAACCCAAACATTATTTAGCCTTCTTTAGCTCATCTACTTCCGCTTTTAATTCTTTGATTGCTTCTATTAACACAGGTACTAATCTAGCATAATCTACTGTTTTATATTCTTCACCTGATTTTGAACTAATAGCGCCTGTTTCTTCGTTATGAAGCATATCAAATGGCGCAATAGAAACAATTTCTGGAAATAATGCTTCCACCTCTTGTGCGCTTACACCAAGCTGAACTTCTTCGCTTTCATATCCTACTGATTTTGCTAGGTCATTGTTTACATATCTAAAGCCATTTAATTTGCAAATGGAATCAAGTGCGTTATTTACATTGCCTAAATTAGTTTTTAACCGTTCATCAGAATAATACGCTGTTACATTTCCAGTAGCATATAACGCCCCATTTGCTTGAAATGATGAACTGTTGTAAGTTTGAACTAAACCTACCCCAACAGAATAAATGCCAACAGAGTAAGTTGTGCTGTACCAACCAGCAGAACCAGTTGAACGCCACCAGCCATCTGAACCATTTTGTTGAGCATTAGTGGTATTATAATTTCCATTACAAGTTGTAGCCGTTGCCGAGTTTCCTGTGCATGATGTTGAAGAACCAGCAATGTTCATTGTTTGACCAGATAAGGCTGCTGCTGCTGCTGCAACAGTATAGGAACGACCGTAAGTATCAGTTCCGTTAGTACCAGTAAAGCGAGCCATTCCCGATGTAGTACCAGTAGTAGCAAATGTACCTGTACCATTAAAATAACTGGCGTGTAAATATCCACTTGAATTACGAGTTGCTAATGTATTAACTGATTCAACTAAACTAGCGTGATATCCGTCTGTTGTATCAGCATTACCAGCACTTGTAGCCGTTGCCGCGTTACCAGTACATGAACCCGAACTGCCTGTGGTGTTTTGGTTAAGCGTTGGAAATGTGCAGTTTGTTAAAGTACCGCTTGATGGTGTACCTAATGCACCGCCTACTGTTACATAAGACCCTGCCGCTTGTTTACCATTAAAAGTGTTCCAGTCAGTTGATGTTAAATACCCAGACACGCTTGTTGTTGCAGCTGCCATGCTTATTGCGGGGGTCGTACCACCACTTGAAACAACAGGAGCTGTACCTGTAACGGCTGTAACTGTACCTACTGTATTGGCTATCCATGAAGGAGCCGCTGCGCCATTAGACTGTAGTATTTGACCTGCTGTCCCCGCTGTTAATTGTACAGTTGTACCTGCTGCTGATTGATACGGGATAGTACCTGCACTGCCACCGGCTAAGTTTGTAGCTGTCGTAGCTGATGTAGCTGTTGTAGCTGTTGTAGCTGATGTGGCGGTTGTAGCCGTTGTAGCCGTTGCCGCGTTGCCTGTGCATGAGCCTGAAGAGCCAGTTGTGTTTTGATTTAGGGTAGGAACATCGCCGGCTACGATTGCAGCCATTACTACGTTTGTGCCGTTACCGCGTAAGTATTGACCAGATGTAGTGGCGCCAGCAAAGGTATTCATTGCCCCTTGCGCTGTTGTATTGCCTGTACCGCCGTTAATTATTGCTACCACACCTGTTACGTTACCTGCGGTTCCAGTTGTGTTTTGGTTAAGTGTTGGGAACGTGCAGTTAGCTAAGTTGCCGCTTGCCGGGGTTCCTAAAGCTGGGGTTACAAGTGTTGGACTATTAGACAACACCACATCGCCTGTACCTGTTGAAGTAGTTACGCCTGTACCACCATTAGCAACAGGTAGTGTACCTGACACCGCAGAAGCAAGTGCTATTTTACCCCAAGCTGGAGCTGCGTTTAGCCCCCCTGATATTAAGGCATTGCCTGTAGCAACATCAGCAAGTCTAGCTAATGAAGTCGTAGTGTCCGCATAAAGGATGTCACCAATTGAATAGGAGCTTTGGTCTGTACCACCTTGGGTTGCACCTAGTACCCCGCTTGTTACTTGGCTCATTGAAATAGCGATATTAGCATCGGCTAAAGCTGTTAACTGGCCTTGTGCGTTGACTGTAGCAGTTAGTGTTTTGCTTGCAGCGCCATATGATGCGGCTGTAACTGCGGTGTTTGTAATGCTAAATTGAGTGCCTGATAATGTTAACCCTGTACCTGCAGAATATAATTGAGTTGCGCTTATCTGAGTAAAGGTAATTGCAGTCGTGCCAAATGTAATAGTACCTACTGTATTGCATACATAGGTTTCGCCAGCGCCGGTATTACCGCTTGTAATAAAGAACGCATCGCCTTCGCCAAGTGCTGTTGGGCTTTTTAGGGCGTAACTATCTGCATCGGTAGCACGAGTCAATACCCAATTAGTAGAGACACTACCCACAGTAGTAACCGTATAAACACCGTTTTGTGCTGCGTTAGTTTGGTTATAAACCAAAATTCTGTCGTTTACAGACGCAACAAATCCATCTGGTGTAAAGGCTACTTGAGTGCCTGCATTAGTAAGCGTAGCGCCTACCCCTGCTGTTCCGTTGTTATAGGTGGCATTTAGGTTGCCTGTACTATCAGGTACTTCGTATTTAACTGGGGCGTGGTAAGTAATACCAGAAGAAACCAATGTATCTACGTACTGTTTAGTCGCTGCTTGCAGTGCAGTTGAGGGGTTTTGTGTTAGGGTTACTGAATCAAGCCCGGCTAGGGTAAGCGTTGTTGCACCTAGTCTAACCGGAGTAGTACCAACAGTGGCAGCTGAATTAGAATCGTCACTAGCGTCTAGCCACACACCTTTCTCAGACGGGTAGGTTATGAATACGTCTTTAGTACCGGCACTAAACGTAACGATTGTATTGCTGTTAGACGAGGAAAGAATAGTATCGCGTGATAAGGTATCAGTAGACAAGGTGTAAGTACCGATGCCCACTTCCCACTCATTAGTGGTTTGCCCTGCAATAGCATAGTAGGTTTGATTGCCATCGCCTATCGTACTAAAGGTTTGGTATGCACCTGTAGCGCCATCAAGCGCAATTGCCCCAGTACCAGTCGATACTGAGGTTTCCTTAACCCGGTCTTTAAGAACTAGAGCCATTCGAGACTCCTAGTCTAAGCGATACGGATGATTGCGTTTGTTGCGTCCGCTGTTGGGAATATGATTGTAAAGTCACCGGCAGTTGATGTCTTATCTGCACCAAAGTCTAGTGCAGCTACGGCTGTGTCATCAGTGCTGTTATATATCAAAGCGCCTCGAGCAGTGATTGTCGCTGCAGACCAGGTAGTATCCGCAAAGTCAATAAACGCTGTAGTGCCTGATGATGTTGGGACTTGTGATACTGTAAGTGTATTACCACCTGTAGTATAGCCGCCGCCAGAAGCCACTTCGTTTGTAGTGCCTGAGTACGTAGTTGTAGCTGCACCTAGTGTCGCTGCTGATGTATACAACGCAATCTTGTAT